AAAGTTACTCAACGGTGGTCTAAAAAGTACAAAGACTCTATCGACTGTTCCAATCCCAAAGGGTTTTCTCAAAAGGCACATTGTGCTGGCAAAAAGAAATAACACTTGACTAATCCATAGTCTTTTGTTAGAATCTTAAATCAATACAAATCTAGGAGTCGATGTGGAACAAGACGTTATCACATATCGTGGAATTCTTATCGCCATTTTTAATGGCACCGAAGAAAATCTTGAATGGTTGTACGAACTTCAAGATACTTCCAACTTAAACAAAACAGATCTAATATTAGTTGCATGGGAAGGCAGTGACGATCCCAAACTTGACTCTGATAAATTCATAATAGAGAACCGTGAAGCGTCTCTAACAAATCATTTCATGTGGGAAGATCTCTGGACTGAAGAGGAACAAAAAGTCCGTCTGTTTGAAATGATAGATAACTTTATCGACAACAAAGAACAAGTTCTGATTGAAAACTATGAATTTGTAGAGGATGAACCATTTTATGACTACAGCGGCGGCAGAGATGAAAATAGATAAGAAACGTGATGAACTACTGGCAGACTATGCAGTAGGAATGTTAAAAGACTTTTACCTAAATGACCATGAAGACAGTCCCCAAGAGGGATACGCCCGAGCGGCAAAGGCGTGGTCTGGTGGTGATGATGAACTCGCTCAAAGACTCTATGACGCTGTTAGTAAGAAGTGGTTTATGTTTGCATCACCTGTACTCTCTAATGCGCCTAATGGTCATGGAAAGGGTAAGGGAATGCCTATTTCATGTTTCTTAACCTATGTACCTGATACCCTAGAGGGACTAATAGAACATTCCTCAGAACTCCGCTGGCTCTCTGTAATGGGGGGTGGCGTAGGGGGTCACTGGAGAGACGTGCGAACGGTATCTGATATTGCGCCAGGCCCCATTCCTTTCCTTCACACTGTAGATGCAGATATGATTGCGTATCGTCAAGGGAAAACACGGAAGGGTTCTTATGCCGCTTACCTAGATGTGTCTCACCCTGATATTATTGAATTTCTTAATATTCGTATTCCTACGGGTGACGTACAACGTAAGGCGCTCAATTTGCATAACGCTATAAATATAACAGATGAGTTTATGCAGGCAGTGATAGATAATAAGAACTTTGATTTGAAAGATCCAAAAGACGGTTCAGTCAAAGAAAGTATCTCTGCTCGCAAGTTGTGGGAACGCATTATTGAAATTCGTTTTCGCACCGGCGAACCCTACTTAAACTTTATCGATACGGCTAATGACTCACTACCGCAACCACTAAAAGATCTAGGTCTTCGAATTAATGGTAGTAATCTTTGTAATGAGATTCACTTACCAACCAGTGCGGATCGAACTGCAGTATGTTGTCTTTCCTCACTCAATTTGGAGTACTATGATGACTGGAAGGAAACTACTCTTGTGCGGGATCTTATTAGGATGCTCGATAACGTACTTGACTACTTTATTGACAATGCGCCAGATTCAATCTCTAGAGCAAGATACTCTGCACAACGTGAACGTTCCATTGGGCTGGGAGCAATGGGATTTCACTCACTCCTACAAAAACACGGAGTTGCCTGGGAATCAGACAAAGCACGTGAAATCAATAGTGTTGTTTTTGAACACATCAAATCTGAAGCAGTACAAGAAACAGAATTGCTTGCACAAGAGAGAGGTGAGTACCCTGATGGCGTGGGTTCTGGAAGACGGAACGCCCATCTCTTGGCGATTGCCCCTAACGCTTCCTCGGGAGTTATCTTGTCAACTAGCCCGTCAATCGAACCCGCAAAAGCAAATGCATACACCCACAGAACTAGATCTGGCAGCTTTCTAGTAAAGAACAAGTATCTTGAGGAACTTCTAGAAACCAGAGGGGAAAACAACAAGTCCACGTGGTCTTCGATTATCACCAACAAAGGGTCGGTGCAACATCTACCTTTCCTTACCGAAGGTGAGAAGGCAGTATTCAAGACTGCACAAGAACTAGATCAAGAGTGGTTGATTACTCATGCCGCTGAACGACAGAAGTATATCTGTCAAGGTCAGTCTGTTAACTTATTCTTTCCGGCAGGTGCACAGAAATCTTATGTAAACAAGGTGCACATCAAGGCATGGAAAGAGGGTCTTAAAGGTTTATACTACCTACGCACAGAAGCGAAGTCTCGTGCCGAGAATGTCAGTGAGAAAGTAGAACGGGTTGCTTTACAAGAGGACAACCGATCTATTGTCTATTCTAAGAAGAACTGCCCTTGGTGTGCAATGGCAATGGAAGAACTGAAGTTGCGTGGCATACCTTTTGACAAGATTGATCTTGAAGAGATCGGAAAAACTGCCGCAGAGGTCACAGGTCGAAAGGTAAATACTGTACCACAGATTTATATCGAAGGCGTATATATCGGCGGATATCAAGAATTGATCGCAAAACTAAATGACACTCAAGTTGAAGAGACAGAAGAGTGCCGTGCTTGCGAGGGTTAAGCCACCAATAAAAGAGGAAAATTAATGTCGCTACTAGACTTCTCAACCACTTACAAACCATTCAAGTATCCTTGGGCGGTAGAACTATCGAAGAAACATGAAGAGATTCATTGGATCGAAGACGAAGCAGAACTGTCCGAAGACGTACAGGACTGGCGAACCAAACTAACCGAAGATGAAAAAGAGTTCATTACTCAGGTGTTGCGTTTGTTCACACAGTCAGACGTACAGGTTGGTGAGAACTATCATGAACTTTTGATTCCCAAGTTCAAGAACAATGAAGTCCGTAACATGTTGTCATCGTTTGCAGGCCGAGAAGCAGTACACCAACGTGCGTATGCACTGTTGAACGATACGCTTGGTCTACCAGACGAAGAGTATCACAAGTTCCTTGAGTACAAGGAGATGGCTGACAAGGTTGACTTCATGAAGGAAGGTGACACTCATACACATACGGGTCTTGCACTTGCACTTGCACAGTCGGTATTCAACGAGGGTATGAGTTTGTTCTCTTCGTTCGTGATGCTTCTCAACTTCCAACGCTTCGGTAAGATGAAGGGAATGGGTACAATCGTTGAATGGTCTATCCGTGACGAATCTCTACACGTACAAGGTAATGCAAAACTTTTCCGTACCTTCTGCGAAGAACATCCTCGTATCGTCAATGACGAACTCAAGTCTAAGATTTACGAGATGGCAAAGACTGCAGTTGATCTGGAAGATAAATTCATCAATCTGGCATTTAAAGGCAATGAAGTACAAGGACTTACTAAAGAAGAAGTTAGACGTTATATTCGTCATATTGCTGATCGCCGTCTTCTTCAACTTGGTCTCAAAACAAAATTCAGACAAAAAGACAATCCACTACCATGGCTGGATTGGGTGCTCAATGGAGCATCACACGACAACTTCTTCGAAAAGCGAGTCACCGAATACTCAGTAGTGGGTATGGAAGGTGACTGGGGTTGGGATGAATCCGAACCAGAAGTATGTGGTTTAGACGGACAAGGATGTGCGGCCTAATGTATACCATCGAATGTCCAATCTGTGATATCAAAACCACAGTTGAGGTTCATTATGATGAAGACAGACCACAACACTGCCCTATGTGTGGGGAAGACATTGTACCCATACCAGAAGATGAGGATGACGTGTAGGCATATATACCTACATGTGGTATTACAGAAATCATCCATTTGATCCCTCAGAAGACGAACTCAGCGAATATGTTGGGTTTGTCTACTTGATTACTGAACGATTTAGTGGTAAAATGTATGTTGGTAAGAAGTTCTTTTGGTCGAAAAGGAGACTTCCGCCTCTGAAGGGGAAGACCAGAAAACGCACCAAAATAGTGCAGTCTGACTGGAAGGACTACTATGGTTCCAATGAGGAACTTAAACTGTTGGTTGAACAGTCTGGTGGAGACGCCTATCACCGTGAGATCCTAAGACTGTGCAAAACCAAGGGTGAGTGTTCATATTATGAGGCCAAGGAACAGTTTGATCGGGATGTCCTGTTCTCAGACGACTATTATAACGAGTTTATTGGATGCAAAATCCATTCGAAACATATACGAAAAAGTTCTTAAAAACTCGTTTTTATTCCAAAAAAGTCTAAAAAAACTCTTGCAATCTGAACCCAGCTATGACATAATGTGTATGTTGTTTGGGATTGGAGAGAAAGTTGTGGATTTGATTGGTCGAAAGGTTCACGTGGTTTCTGGTGCGATGCATCCAGTCAAAGAAGGTCGGGTCTATTTACAGGACGCTGACAGATGTTGGGTGGATTTCTCTGAGTCTGGTGAACTTCCCTACGTCTTTGCGAAGTACCGACTGTTGTGTAGTGAGGTTCCTGAGTTTGAGGTTCCTGACGCTTGTGGTGTTTATTTGATTGCTGAATGATGGAGATTGGTGTTGTGAAAGATTGTGTGTACTATTTGAGCGAAAACGGAGAGTTCCTTCCAGAACTAGTTTTCGAAAGTGAAGAAGAGGCGATAGAATACGCCGAAGCGAACGCTTTAAACAATTATGAAATCATTGAATGGGATGTTGCGTAATGAGTCAGTTTTTACAGTTAGTTGAGTCACGTGGTAAGTTGGCTGGGTCAAGTGCTCTTATGAAGGGGTTGTTGGAAGCCATTGATTCAAAAAGCAGTTGGCGTGTAGAGATTCTTCGTGGACTGATCGAAAAAGATATGGTTGAGATCGAAGAACTGTTATCAAAAGAAATTGAAGACGATTGAGGTTTGGTTATGAAGATTGAAAGAGTCGAAGAAAAGCTTAAGGCGATTCAGACTGCTGAGAGTTGTATCAACAGTATTCTGAGTGTAAATCCTTCAGCAGTAGATCAAAGTGTTTTTGGTATACTCGCCGAGTTGAAGATGGATCTGATTGATGCGAAAGATGAAGAGTGGTTCCAAAAGAACCTATCTTCAGCGCAAAGAACTCATGGTGTAGTGTGATGGAAACCTTTTTTATTTTGTTGGTGATGGGTCTTATTCTAGTCTCTGGTATTGCAAACTCCATTGAGTGTGCAGAGAGAAAGAGAAACTTTCATGCAGGAACGCATGACTACTACGGGAACAAGCTATGATTCGTTTTACGGTTGGAATTTTAATTACGCTGGGCGCAGTAGGCGCACAAGACTATGCAATGGTCAGTGGAGTTGAACCGCCTAGTGTCTCTGTCTTCTTGCTTTCTGCTGGAATCGGTATTGGACTGATGCTGATAGGCGCTTTGCAAATCTCGGAGGAATACGATCATGGAGATTGAAGTCATATTGGTGGACATAGGAGTTCACCAGAAACCCAATAAGGAGATGGGGGTACGTACCTTCAAGGACTGGGAGGATGTCGTAGAACATGCACAACATTGGTGCAAAAAGTACGAT